CAATCACACCATCCTTCATTTTGATCTGGTTCGTATTCATAAACATTAGAACATGCAGGATTCATACATATTCCTGGAACTATTGATTCTAATACATATGTTTCAGCAAATTCAATTTCATCATCAAAACCTTCAGATTCTAATAGATCATTTAATTTACTCATTCGTGATCCTCCCGTTCAATCCATTCTGCCCCAATAACTCCAACATAGTATTTATTACTAAAATCAGAATCCAGATCAGCTAATCTTTTAACGTAAACATGACCAGAAGATGATGGTTTGTGAGGTGGTGTTATATCGACTATTTGATGTTTTATTCCTCGAATGTCAATCATATCACCTATTGTTACTTCTTCACCATCATTTGTATATATTAATTTCATTAAAATGGCCTCCCTTCATTAGAATCCCATCTATCAAAACCTCGATATCGGTCTTCTAATAGATCGTAATATTCATCTTCACAATGGTATGAACAAAAACCATCATTTGTTAATTCTTCGTGGATTTCATCATGTAATACATTATTACATACTTTGCAATATGCATCTTTGTTTATAACTGCAGGAACAAATATCATTACAAATCCTCCCTCATGTAAAAAACTAATAATAAACATCCAATCCCGTATAACAATGGTAACATTATTTTCTCTCCGTTTCAATTTTGTACGGTGGAAGTGGCGAAAATTCAATATCATAAATTGCTTTAATCATTGCAGTATTGATTATTTTCATTAATTCTATATCATATTCGTCTTTTGATGTTTTTGATTTAACATTTGCCCAGTCTGATATTTCTTCTAATACATCAGTTATGCAATGTTTTGAAAGAATATCATTCATTGTTGATTGTAATTTATCCATAGTTTTCTCTATTGTTAAAGGTTTAAATCAGATTTTTCTATTGCAATTATTGTGTTTTCAATTGCTTTTGTGCAGAGTCCTGATATGTTGATTATTTTACGATATTTAAGAAACTTTTCCCATACATGTAATGGAATTGATATGTTGACACTTTTGGTTTTTTTCATTGTATTAAACTCCAATGTTGTTAATAAAAGTAAAATTCCCAATGGTAGTGATTGAATGTTAAATGATTGATTGATTGAATTTATGCTAATATTATTCGTGCTTCGTCTATTGTAATATTCATATGTTTTGCTAACTTTGCACAAGCCCCATCCAATACTTTTGATGTTTTTGATGGTTTGTTGATCCCCATCAATGTTGAGAGTTTTTCCCTTTCCTTCAATTGTTGATTGACATGATGTTGCTTTCCCACCATTACTTTTTTTGTATCATCATCAATTGAATTGTAAAACTCCTCAACATTCCATTCACACAATTTTTTAATACGAAAACGGATACATTGTTTTTTTGTATCAAATGTTGGGTCAATATTCCAATTATTATCATCAAGGATTTTCATGTAATCCTCATTATGATATATAGAAAACATTTGTTCCATTGTAACATTCAAGGTTGTTACCGCTAAATTGGTATTCCCTTTTGTATCATATGATCCTATCAATTGATCACATTTTGGACGGAATGTTGTGGTGAATGATGTTATTTCTTTTTGATTCATGGTTATTCTCCATTGTAAGAAAATAACATTCAACCACTAACATTGAGAATTTTATGTGATTTTGACCATGTGCCGATAGAAGGTAAAGTCAAAAAGAATGTGAAAGAGCTTTATGTTGATTTTAGAATAACATGCCTAAAAAAGTATGTCAAGCTAAAAAACATTTAAATCTTATATATATATAATGCATGTTCCATGCCAAAACATGTGGATGGATGTAAATAAATAAATGTGGGGAAAATAGCTAATAACACGCCAATTTAGGCACTAAAATCGAAATATCATATAAAATGGCACGGATTAGCTCAAGCAAGAATCATGCCGTTCCGGTAAATACCGTCAAGCGGTTGACATCCCCAACATGTGGTGTGATGGTATGATGACACCACAACATATGGACACAAAACGTCAAAGTTCTGGCGCGTCAACAAACCTGACATGCGGGCAGGATGCGCGGGCTGGCAACGTCCTGTAAGTCGTTGAAAACAAAAACGTTAAGCATGCTTACTGCTGGGAAGGACATTGGGGGTTTTTAGCGTCAAAATTTTGACGGCTAAATAATACACGATTTCCCCAACATTTAATGAAATCCCCATATTTATCCATCCAGCTTTATCTATCCAGTTTTTATCCATCATCTAAAAATTTTAAAAAAAATATATGGTATGTTATACTGTAACATCCCATAAGTTTTATCATGTTGGGATTTTATACCATTAACGATTATGGGGGAATATGTGGTCATCCATTCAACCAAACAATAGGCGGTTTTGTTCTGGATATACCCTTCCATATATACCCCAAATCAAAACCGCTTAAATCCATGATTAAACCATTTAAAATCCATTCAAATAAATTTCAATATACCCTTGACACATCGCAAACCCTACCATATAATATACACATGGCAGAAAAGTATCTGCCCACATATTCAACTCATTTCCCATATCTTTTGCCCGACTACAAAGGATCAGAATATGACAGCCTTAGTCCAAAAACTAAACTCTCGACATTATAACATGCTCCATGCATATGTTACTGAAGGTCTAAGTAACAAAGAAATGTCAAATAGGTTTGATCTTAATGAAGGTTACATCCCGACTATTAAGAACTCACCCGCTTGGAAGAAAGAAGAAACTGCTCTCCGAGATGAGATACTTGGCTCACATAAATCACACATTGAGAAACTTGTGCCAGATGCTATTGAAGCATTATCCCAAGTAATGAATAATAGAATCCTAGAAGAAAAAGGAGTTGACGGTGATCCAAACATATACTCAACATCTATTAATCCTCCTGCCTCCCGTACTCAAGCTGCTTCAAAGATCTTAGAGATTTGTGGATTAGGTGGAAAAGAAAATGGATCGTCTAGTGGCAAGTCTGTTGTGATTCAGATGTACCGACCTCCTTGGGCTGAAGGTGATGGGGAGAGTGTTCAAGTGGAAGTTAACCTCTAAAATAAATTATAAGGAAGTAAACAATGGGAAACAATGCGATGGACAACGCAAAGGTTCAGGTGTTTCACAATGCAGCTGTTGCCGCTGATGTGGATGCTGCTGTTGCTGCGGACGCTAACCTAGTGTTGATGGGGTATACATATGCAGAAACAACTGGATCTCCAGCTATATATGAATTTATGATTGTTAATGGGCCGACTGGTGCAACAGCTACTAAGGTTGCTAGTGAAGGTGGCCCTGCTTCTGGTGGCGGTGGGATGTGGTTTGGTGATAGAGGAATCCCATGCCCGTTGGGCATTTCTGTGGACTTCGTTACTGGAACAATTAATCTAACCATTTATTATAAGGTTCTTGCATAATGGATAACATGTCTAAACTTTTGGAGCAACTCGGCCCTGACATACGAAGGCCAACATTGGATCAAGTAAATGATATGGTTAGACGCAGAACAAAAGCTGGCGCAATTACTGAAGGCATACCGTTAAGTAAGAAGAAGAAGAAAGATAAGAAATCTGGGTGGCGATCTTCTCTTGATGATGAGATGGAAAGATCATTCAAGCAGATGCCGATTATAGATCAGAGAACTGGAACGGTGAATAGACGGTCTAAGCCTCCTAGCAGCTCCCCAGGCAAAGCTAGGAAAACTGGCAGAAAGAAAACAATGGGAGAATACAGATGAGTAAGGTTCTAGGGATAATGGAGTTAATCAAGAGATTATCAGCTAGACACATGGGGAAGTCAATAGCTAGGAAGAAACGAGATGGCGGGGGAGGGTCAAAAGCTAAAAATAGGCGAGAAGGCAAAGAGCTTAATGAAGATCTGATAGATAAGTACGGTAAGGGTGTCAGAAGCGTTCATCAAGGTAAAAAACAAGCTGCCGAGTCTTTTAGAAAGACCGCACGAGAAAATAAAAGGAAAAACTAAAATGAGTGTTTTAACATCGTTAATAAAAACATTAACAAAGAAACATCTTGCTAAAGCTGCATCTAAGACGAAAAAGGATAGGAGGAAGGGAGCTTCGTCAAGGCGCGACCCTCGGAAAGCAGATGAGCAAGAAAAGAATCAAAGAAGAGCTGGCTCTCCAAGTGAAGCCATGGGAACTCCAAAAGAAACTAGCTCTATGAAAACACGAGCAGATAATCCAAGTAGTACAGATAAACTTGATGTGTATCGATCATCTACTGCTAGAGGAAGACGAGCATCTGCTAAACTTCGTGAAACGACAGATAGGCGAAATCCTAAAGACCGGAGGAAGTGATGTCAAAAAACATACGGGAAATTGATTCTTTAGGGAATGAAATTCCAGATGGTGAAAGTGGAAGAGATCATTTAATTCCATATGTTCACATGCAAACAGAACGAACTACAACTTCAGGCTCAAAGCTAAGAAAAACAAATGGAAATCAACATACATTCACCCAACCAGCCATTAAACCAGCTATCAAACGAAGACGGGTTACCAAAACCTCCTAGTCAGATAGATGCATTTTATGGTAAGGAAGGGCCAACTCCAAAGCAGATTATCTTTCGGGATTCATTAGAGAAATATAAATTGTTTGGTGGTGGTGTTGGAGGAGGCAAGTCTAGAGCTATATGTGCAGAGGCTTTGAGACTGTCGTTTTTGTATCCTTATAATAGGGGGTTTTTGTGTCGAGCTGAAGCTGAGGCATTTAGACGAACTACTTTGAATACTTTATTAGGGTCTATCCAAGAAGTAGAAGATATGATGGGCCAAAAGATAATCGCTCACAACGGCCATAACCAAACTAAAAAAGAAATCCATTTAATTAATGGTAGTTTAATCATGTATGGCGGTTTGGGCGTAACTCCTGAAGATCAAGATAGAATTAAGTCATTAGAAATTGGGTGGTACGGGGTTGACGAAGCCTCTGAAGCTCCCCACAAAGTTGTTGCCATGTTGAAAGCTAGGCTTCGACTTAAGTTACCTGATGGAACATTTCCTCGGTACTTTGGGATGTATGCTTCGAACCCGGAGCCAGGGTGGTTAAAAGATGAATTTGTTACTCCGACTCAACTAGGATATCCGTTGGAAGATCATATCTTTGTGCAGTCCTTAATTCGCGATAACCCCTGGCTCCCTCCTAATTACTTAGATGAACTCAAAAGAGACAATCCAGCGCCTTGGGTTAAGAGGTATGTGGAAGGTAGTTGGGACGCAGTTGAGGGTCAGGTCTGGCCTGATTTTGACAGGAATATACATGTGTATCCAAATGACCATTCTGACTACGAGATTCCCCTTCCTGAAGAAGTTAAGGCTGAACCGTTTGGTGGTTTGGATCATGGGCAAACTAATCCGACTGCTTTCTTAGGGGCCTACACAGACGCTGATGGGAACATCTTTATATATGATGAGTATTATTCTAAGGGATTAGTTAGTTTGCATTGTACGACTATTTTAGAAAAATTTGAAATTAATGATTTTGAAACAATAGAAGCTGATCCATCCATGATGGCTAAGACTCGTGAAAAGAATGGAGCTCCTTGGAGTATATTTGAGGAGTATGATGAATATGGTATATCGCTTAGCCCAGCAAACAATTCGAAAGAAGCAGGGTGGAATAGAGTTGGTGAGTATCTACGAATCGACCCAAACCATATACACCCGATTACAGGAAAATACGGATCTCCCAGAATATTCTTCTCTAGCAGATGTCGAAACTTACTTACCGAAGTCCCTGAATATATATGGAAGAGGCTATCAGATGAATCATCAAATCCTAAAGAAGAAGCTCGTAAATTAAAAGATCATGCTTGTGATGCGTTGAGGTATTTAGTAATGTCAATGCCTTCTCCTTACTCTAAGTCTAAGATGGACGATGCTCCTTATGGATCGTTTAATTATATGCTTCAGCAGAAGGGCGATAGAAATGCTAAGAAAGGGATGATACTAAATTGAGTCATGAAAAGAGTTCTACATTTGAAATGGACGGGAAACATTTTGTAGCTAAGACTGCTGGGTTTAGTACGGCTAGAGGAGCGACCAATGCTGTATTGTCGAGAAAGAATAGAAAAAATAAAAAAGTTAAATTCTTTGATTCAAATGATGAGGCAGATTTAGAGGCTAGAAAAAGAAGCCAGAGAACAGATTCTGTAAGACAGATGAACTCCAGAGGGGATGGTCAGTTACTCCCAGTTCCTCACAATAGTGATATGCACAAACTACTTAAAAAAATTAGAAAAAGTAAAAAAAATGGCTAAAATGGACAAAGAAGCTAAAAACGAATCTGATCTCTACGATATGTGGAAGAGTAAGGTATCGGTAGCTAAAGATCACTTCGATAAGTTTAAGGGTAAGGAATTAAAACAATACCGTAAGGCTTACGAAGGAGATCAGTGGTCGGATGACCAGAAAGCAAAATATAATAATGAAGTTGTAGATAACATGGTTTACATGGTTGTTTCGACTTTAGGCCCAGCTATTGGTATGAGCAGGCCAGAGGTGTACGTTACTTCTCGAAAATCATCTGTTATGATTCAGGGGCAGAAAACTGATCCATCCCTTGCAGCTGCTAGATTAAAAACATTACTCGATTTCATGTGGAAGAAACTTGACCTTGAAGTTGAATTTATGAAAACAATCTCAGATTCCTTAATAGCTCATGATGGTTATCAGTATACTGGTTATGATATGGAGGTCTATGAAACGGAGACTGATTCGGGACAAAAAATAGATTTAATTGAATCTGAAAATATTGTATGCCAGAGATTAGATCCAGCATTTGTTCTTAAAGATATGATGTCAACTGATCCTGATTTTAAAGATGCTAGATGGATAGCAATTAAATGGGAAAGAGCATTAGATGAGATTAAGAATGATCCGAATTATAGTGGGACAGATAACTTAGAACCAAATGGTACTATCCAATTTGATAAAATTACAGAACGGTATTCTTTTGCTGCTGCTGATAGAACAGTAGGCCAACCAACATCAAATATCAATGGTCAAGATAAATGGGCTGAAGCGGTAGAGGGATGGGATATTTGGGATAAGAAAAACAAAAACTTTTATTCTATTGTTCTAACACATGATAAGTTTTTGAGGAAAGAGAAGAAGTGGCCTTTATCATATACTGGGAACGGGTTTCCTATAGATGTTTTATGGTATAACTATAATCCATCAAAACCTTACCCATTGGCAGATACTGGTTTATACTTATCAAAACAAATGGCTTTGAATTTTCTTGAGTCTATTTTAATTGACCATGCGGATGTTCAGTCTAATGTAAAAGTACTAATTGATCAGAAAAAGATTCCACCAGGACAAAGTGTTGAGTCTTGGTTGAAAGGCCCAGCATGGAGTTTCCTTAAAACAAAAGGAGATCCAAATACTGCAGCTGCTATCCTTGGGCAAGCTCCAGGAGCTGGTGAGTTGTTTAGCACGATCCAAGCTCTTAAAAGAGACATTCTTCAACAGGTTGGAGTTGATCAATTCATGGTTGGGGCTCCAGAGAAACTAGAAACAGCGGGGGAGGTTGATAAGATTTCTCAAGGATCTACAGCGAAGCATGCGTTTCGTTCGAGAGCTGTTGAGAGGTTTGAATCAAAAGTATTAACTAAGCTAGCCAATGTTATTCAACAAGTGTCAACTGAGACTGAGATTCCATTAGATGATGGTCAGTTTAATACGTTTGCTAATATGGCTCCAGAGCTATTAGTGAATGGTGAACAATCTCAGGATTTAGGAAATGGTAGTATGGCTCAGGAGAAATTGCCGTTTATGCGAGTTGATAATGAATTGCTTCAGGGTGAGTTTGATTTTGAAGTTAAGATTGGATCGACCAAACATACTGATGAAAATGCTGAGAAACAAGATGCTTCTTTATTGACGCAGTTTGCTAATTCTAATCCTTTAATTAATAAGGTTGAGGTTACTAAGATTGCGTTAGAGAAACTTGGGTTTGGTCATTACATGGATCGAATTTTACGAGATCCGAAAGAGGTTGCTAATGAGCAGAAACAATCCTTTCAGGCGAAGATGGAAGCTCAAATGGCGGAACCAAAACTTAAAACTCAGACGGATATGCAGAAAACTCTTGAGAAGAATAAAACAGCGTTACAATCTGCAATGATTAAAGCAAAAACAACTCAAGACGCAGATCAAAGTAAACAACTATCGGATGAGCGAGATCGTAATAATTCCTTACTTCAGACAGTTCTTAAGATTGTTGGAGATAAGAATAAAGTGTCGGATAATGGAGGAGATAGATAATGCCAGGATTAAGTAGTTTGAATAAGATATTGAAAGCTGTTAAAGCTGGGGATATTTCACCTTCTTACGCTAGAAAGGCTAAAGCAGCTATTGGTAAGAAGCCAAAACGAAAACGACCAGATAAGTCTTACAAAAGTAAATCAAAAAGTAGTAAACCTAAAAGAATTAACGTAGAGAAATACTAATGCCACTATACGATCTAAAGTGCCCGATGTGCGACCTTGAGTATGAAGGTTTTGCCACAGTAGATAACAAAGATATCATACCTTGTCCTAGATGTTTAGGTTCAATGTCAGATAAAGCGTATGGTGTAACTCAAGTAACTTGTAAAGCTGTTCCAGAGGTGTATGGACATTATGACTCTGGTCTAGGATCATATATAGGAAGTAAGAAAGACGAGAGTAGAATTAAGAAAGAAAAGAACTTAGAAGAATTAAGTCCTTATGAAACGATTTCCACAACTCATGCTGTTGATAAAGAGAAGGAAATTAAAAAAAACAAAGCGAACGACTATATCGAATGGTATAGTGCTGATAACGCTTAATTAAATGAAAGAGGTGTAATATGTCCGAGCAAGAAACCAGTGCAATTGCTTCAAATCTAGTTCATGATGATGCGGATGATGGATTCGGGACTGCAGATGATTACGGTCACGAAGTTGTTGAAAATGATCCTGATTTGATTGATGAAGGAGATGAAGATTTAGCAGATGGAGAATCTTACGAGGAAGATGGGTATGAAGATGAAGAACTCGAGGACGGAGAATCATCTAATGAGTTTAGTCCAGAAACAAAGAGTTACAAGGAGATGCAATCCATGTACTCTAAGACGCAGAATCGAGCTTCCGAACTGGAAGGGCAACTTAGCGAGATCGAGGACCGTCTCAAGCCCTTAGGAGGACTCGAAGGAGTGGTTAAGTCACTTACCTATGTGCAAACTGATCCAGATTATCGTGCATTGACAGCTAAGAAGTCAGGCCAGTCTATACCTGGAGTGGATGAATCAAATCTTACCCCAGAGGCTAAGGAAGCATTAGAGCTAGTAAAAAAGACTGTCAGGGCGGAGTTAGCACAGGAGATGCGAGCATACGATGAGCAACATGTAAAACCTCTGGCTGATCAGGTCCGTCAGACTAACCTTGATTCTATCGCAGATTCCTTGCTTGATAATCATGGGGAGCAGTTTCAAGAGCAGCTTCCGACAATCGAAAGATTGGCAAAAAAGCTCCCCCAAGTACTGCTTGATAATCCCACTTACGAGGTTATGGAGACTTTATATCATGAGTCTCTACGAGAGGACGGTAAAGCTGAAGCATACTATCTTCAGCAGCACCAAAATAAGGTTGATGGGAGAAAAGGAAAAGTGACCGGCACTCCTAGATCATCAGGAGCGTCTCCAAATACGCCTAAGTTTAATAAGCCAAAAACTATGTTCGATGCTGCGAGAATTGCAGATAAGAGATCGGCTTATAGAAGACGAAGTCGTTAATTTTAAATGTTTGTAAAGGAACTACTAAATGGCAGACCAACGCTCAGAAACATTAACTCATAATGCGTTTCTGACTACGACTATGGCAGAGTACATTCCTACTCTCCAAGACAATATTTTTATTGAAGAACCAGCACTGTCTTGGATGAACGGAAAACTCGGTAAAGCTACTGGTCGAGATAACAGTCCGAAACGAGTACTTACTGGTGGCGAGCATATTCTTGAGCCTATTATGTATGAATCTAACTCTACAGTAGATTCGTATTCAGGGGCTGATGCGATTGACACTAGGTTACAAGATGGTATGACTAACGCACGTTTTGATTGGGCTCAGTATTCTGGAACTGTAGGTATTACGGGAAAAGAAAAACGAGCTAATCGTGGAAAACATGCTTTGATTAATTTGCTTGGGGCTAAGACTACTCAGCTTGAGTCTTCTTTGTCACAGCGTTTAAATACGGATCTGTGGGCAGCTTCTGCAGGTAATGGTGGATTGAACATTGATGGTATTCCATTGCATGTTTCAGCTACTTCTGCAACTGGTGGACTAGCGGTTACTGCTGCTGGTGGCACTTGGAAGAGTCCTGTTTCAGATACGATTACGTTTTCATCTGCTGGTGTTACTAAGATGGATAACATGTATAATCAAATCCGTATTCAGGGTGGCTTTCCAAGGGTTATTTTTACAACCCCAACTGTGTATGAATTGTACAATGCTGATCAGCAAGGTCAGAAACGTTACACTAATACACTTGTAATGGATGCTGGCTTTATGAATGTGACTTTTAATGAAGTTCCGATTATTTTTGATAATAGGTGTACTTCAGGAGCTATGTATTTCATGGATCCTAGGCATATTCGTTGGGTTGTTCATAACGAAGCTGATTTCACTATGGATGCTGAAGGCTTCCAAACACCTATCGGACAGGATGTTTCAATGACGAAGATCCTCTTTATGGGTAACACGACAGTCAACAACCGACGTAGACTCGGTTACTTGACTTCTATATCCTAAGAAAGGAGGTTAATACTATGGCTTTTAAACAAGTTGATCGAATCATTCATGGTTCACAAGCGATTGCTGATACAAGCACAGTTCAAAATCACCCTCTTGGGCATATCATTCAAGCATTTGATTCTACCTATCTTACTGGTGAATTCATCTATTTGAAAGGAGTTGCTTCTACAGTTGTGGGTAGTTTTGTTACTTACGATATGGATGACGGTTCTACAGCTTTACTAGCAGCTAATGCTACTGGTACAGTTGCGGTGGCTATGTCTATTTGTGTAGCTAGTAACTTTGGTTGGTATCAGATAAGTGGTAAAGGGGTTGGCAAGGTTTTGGCTAGTTTTGCAGACAATGGCAATCTTTACGCTACTTCGACTGCTGGGTCATGTGATGATGCAGTTGTTGCTGGTGATCGAGTCCATAATGCAAAAGGAGCTTCAGCTATTGATACTC